ATTTGCACAGGGTCATATGTGATGCTGGTCTGCTTTTGTGTTTTTCTGTTGTATTGATTTTGTGTTTCTACGTTAAAATTATAGGAAGGCAACTGTGCTTGTCTTACCAATTGTCCTAGCTCTAATGCACTGGTGTTTGAACCAAAACCCATAGCACCAGCAAACTTGTTGATGACCACATAATACAGCCATGGTCTTTTGGGCTCAAGCCTGTGACGACCATCAATGTACAGTCGTGAAGCATGTTTAAAATCCTTGAGTATTTGATTAGGATTAAGTGCTTGTAAAAAGTTATTGACGAAGCTGGGCATCTAGCCTCCTCGATTAAACTGATTGAGTAGACCCGCCCCCAGTTACCAATGTACCTAATGTTCTTGCAACTGCTGTGCCTATACCAGTTCCTCTTGGAGCCTGTATTGCATTGTCATATCTAACTGACAAAGTAATTGTAGCAGGATCCGAAGTGTTATAAGCCACAGTATTGTAATTGATGTTTTGTACATAAGCACCATACAGCTCCCAAGTTTCTAAAACGCTTACAGCATTAGCACCATTACCACCATCAAGCATTTCAATTCTGCCTGTGAATTTGTAATCAGTACCACTTGATGCTGAACTTTGTTCAAAGAAATCAAATTGTTTCTGGATTTGCTCGCCACACAGTTTAGTCACTGAGTTGTTAACATCATCTCTTAGGTTGATTGTGATTGGCTCCCAAGTGTGTTTACCTGCAAGGTACACTCTTGAGTTGTACACATCTAAAATAGTTTCATCAAATGTAAGACTTGGTCTTGTCACATCCACTACTTGTTTTGTAAGCTCTGTTCTAGGAGTTGACACTCCAAAATTTTCCAATATCAGCCTAAACCGATATGATAGTTTTGGCATCAATAGCCCCTGGTTTGACGCTGATTGATCACTTGCCAAAGGTACTGTAAATTTACTTAAAGTTGCTACTGACATATCTTCTCCTTTTTTATATTTATAGTTTGTAAGCTATATTTCTAAAATTAAACCTTTCTTACCCTTTATAGTCCTAGTTGATCAATTTCACCAGTGTTTTTAAGTCTGATTGGAATGAATATAAATTCAACAGCTTTGACTGGTTCAATTGCAATATCAACATACAGTTCGTTTCTATCAATTCTGCTTGGTGTGTTGTTAGTTTCATCACACACAACAGCAAAGTCAAATAATCCTCTTTGTCCTTGTACTTCTAACAAGAATGATTCAACTGCTTGTTTGATTTCGTTTCTTGTAAGCTCATCATTTGGTTCAAAGATAAATGGTTGTGCTAGTTTATCTAATTGTGTTCTTAGGAACACTACTAAACGAGCAACGTTTACTCTGTCTAATGCACTTGTACCACTGTGTCTAGTTTTTTGACCAAATATTGTTAATCCTGCGCCTGTTAAGAACGAAATTGGATTGACTCTATTTGTTGATAGTGTGTCTCTAATGCCTTGACTTACTGCAATCACTTGTTTTTCACCTGTTGATGCTTTGATAAAGCCCACTGAAGTAGCATTGTCTACCACTCCACGTCTTATACCAGCTGGTGCAAACCAAGGAAAAGCCACATCATCATTGACTGCTAATGTTCTAAGTACCATATGACTTGGAGGAACAAACACATTGTTGCCTGCTAAGTCAGTTGAAGTACCCCATGGATAGTAAACTGCTGTGAAAGAATCACTTGTCACTAGTCCATCTTCATCATTTGTTGCAGAACTGTTGGCATTGGTTGCCCAGTTTGTGATATCAGTTGAATTGTTAGCTAATCTAGCCGGAGCATCACCAACTACAAATGCTGTGTTGCCTCTGTCTCCTGATAGAGTCACTAGTTCATCAATCAATTCCACATAACCTGGAGCCGCTAGTACGTTAAACTCTCTTTGTTCTTCACGTAATTCTGTGTTTGAACTTACAGCCGCTTGTAGTTGTTTAACAACAAGTGCTCTTTGAGCCTTACGTCCCATGTACGGAGAACCGTCCGATTTGTTTCCACTCACAGTCACCCATGCATCAGTTTCCCCTGGCAATGTAGGATATGTTGAAGTGTTGGCAAAGTTTGCTCTGCTAAAGTGTTTTGATCTAAATTCTTTTACATTATAACCAGAACGTCTTGTGTTAAACAATAACATACCTTTTGGATATAAATCCGGATCTGGTTTGTCTATGTCTAACTGTGTGCTTGTTAACAATGACTTGATAGTAGCTGGTGCTTTGGTAATAACATTGTCATCACCATCTAAATGGAATCTTGCATCTGCAAACAGTATACCGTCTTCTGATACTTGATCAGTGTTGTCTAGCAACACCCATTTTTCGCCATCTACTTTTGTGTCATCGTATCTGTAAATTTTTGGATAGTTTTCTAAGTCTGATGTGTTTACCCAAATATCACCACTTACTAAAGCACTTCCATCTGACTGTCCGTCGGATGCTTCTGGCTCAGTAGCTGAAATGATTGGCCCATCTGGTGAGCAGTTTGTTAGGTTAAATCCTCTTGCATCAGATGAAACATTTTGATATCCTGTCCAAGTAGTTCCGTTGTGTATGAGGATGTCAACATCACCTACAACACTATGATACCATAATGTTTTATCACTTGGATCTGCTGTTGGAGCCGTTGCTGATGCTTCATAAACTAATGTACCCCAGTTTGATGCCATTACGTCCATGCTACGTGGATCACCTGCAGGTACTGTGTAAAGGTTTGCAACCTTAGTGCCTGTGGTGTCTATTGCTGAACCGTAAGTTGAAGCATTTGAAGTGGCAAAGCCAGCATCATCAAGTGGGTTACCTGAAACGTTTTCCATTCTAAAGTCACCACCATCACTGTGTGTCATTGTGATAACATCATTTACTCTATCATAACTTGCTGAAACATATTTTAATCCAGCCGCCGCCACTGCCGCTACAAAGTCATCTGCTGATGTACCGCCCAGTGTCACAGTCACTTCTGCATCGAATGTACCATATTGTGAACTTGCTATGTGGTCACTTGTTCTGATAGTTTCTTGTATGTTGAATGTTTCTGCCGCTGTAAATGGACTTGATCCCATTGCACTCAATCCAGTGATTGTAGTTGCACCACTTGCCTGTCTTTTGAACACAGTATATGAACCTAATTTTGCATTAGCATCAAATATTGTTGAGTCAGTTGCTACTGAACTGTCACCGCCAAATAATATTGAGTCACGTTCAGTCACGTTAACTTGTACATATAAATCTTCTGTGGTTAAGTTTGCACCTGCTCCTGATTTGTCTAAGTTGTAAAGTGCTTGTGCATGTGAAATATGCATCGGTGCACTCACAGTTGAGAAAGTAGCTGTGGTTGAATTGTATTTTTTAACCACAACATTTGCACCGTTATTCACCGCAGTAGTTTGAATCCAAACACTACCAGTTGGAGCAGAATGATCATCTGCTGTTTTAAATCCTGGATCTGAAGTGTGTGAGCCAATGTGTAATCTTGGTACATCATAAGTTCCTGCTGTGATACCAGTATCTGTAAGTGCAGTACCTGACACACTTGCTACTTTGATTTGAGCACTTGCAGTTGAGTCATTGCCTTCTGCAAGGTCAGTACCATAAATTACTAGTTTGTTGTTTACAACTGCCGCAACTACACCTGGAATTGATCCACTGTCTTTACCTGCGTTGATGTCACTAGCAAGATCGTCTGCACTTGTGCCAGTTAAGACAACTTCGTATCCGTTAATTGTAATAATGTGACCTGCTGTGAGTGATGGAGAAGCAGTTGTGCCTTCAACTGTTGGCCATGAAGTTTTCCATGAACCATACTGTGTTGCAGAATCACCTGATCCTACTTGTACCCACGCATTGTTGTCGTTTTTGTACCATAATTTGTTTGTGGTTGCTGTGGTGTTAATTGCGTAATCACCTTTTGAACCGTATGCTGTTTTTGGAGCACCTGTAGAAAGTTCACCTACCAAATTGCTTTCATCTGTGATGATTTTTGGAGTTTTTACTGTGAACGTTTGAGTTGATGAGTTCCATTCTTTGACTCCCCAAACACTTTCTGCTGTGTCTAACCAATATGTTCCG